CAGCTATAATCAAGCGAGAGTGGTGGAAGCTGTGGAAAGAGGACGACCCGCCCCACTGTGACTTTGTTATACAGTCGTGGGATACAGCATTCCTGAAAACGGAGAGGGCGGATTACTCGGCGTGTACTACGTGGGGTGTGTTTTACAGACCCGACGATACAGGACAGGCACAGGCTAACATCATCTTGTTAAATTCTTTTAAAAGTAGAATGGAGTTTCCAGAATTAAAGCTAAGAGCTAAACGTGAGTACGAGGAGTGGACTCCAGACTCGCTGATTGTTGAGGCTAAAGCGTCGGGTACTCCGTTGGTATTTGAGTTACGTGCAATGGGCATACCTGTGCAAGAGTTTACGCCTACTAAAGGCAATGATAAGATTGTGAGATTAAATGCCTGCGCTGACATGTTTGCCTCTGGTATAGTATGGGTACCTGAGCGACACTGGGCGGAAGAGTTAGTGGAGGAAGTGGCTAGTTTCCCTTCCGGCGAGCACGATGACTTGGTGGATTCTATGTCCCAAGCCCTGCTTAGATTCCGCAAAGGTGGTTTCATTCACTTACCATCCGACCACAAAGACGAGCTGCGCAGTTTTAGACGCCGCAAAGCTGGATACTATTAGGGTAAACAAACATGGCTAAGTGGGAAGGGGGAAGAAGTCCAAGCCAACAACGCCGCTTTGAGCGCGTTAAACCCGCTGTGAATGCGGCAAAAGCAAAACTAGAAGCTCGGTATGACGATACTCCAGAGGAACTTTACAAACGCCTTTTTGCAGGGTTGTCTCCAAAAGATTTAGAATTTATTACACAAGCGCAACAAGGGATAGAGCCAGCTAGAAGGCTTGGTGGTGAGAATGGACTGATGTCCCTGATAGGGTATGGCACTGGAGATAACCGGGCTACTATAAGTAGGTACAAGATAGCGGATTCCGCTAGAGACATCCCCACAAAAAACTCCGAAACCATTAGTGCGCATAGCTCTCTTGGGTATTATGTACCTAAAGGGTCGCCCGAGGTGGAACTTAGCAACATAAACCCCGGCTTAGCTTTTTACCCCGGTGAGGAGGCCCCACGACCGGGGGCGGGTATTGGGATATTTGACCCCGACGAGAAAAATTCACTTATCGATGAGTACCGTGCGGGCACCGCTGACCTAGGCTTAACAGACGTAAACGGGCTAGAAACAAATATGGGGATACCAAGTGTGTTGTGGCATGAGCTTACCCATCGAGGTCTAGACAGCCCTGCGCTAGACGCATATATAAAAGAGGCTACAACTCCCCACTGGTATAAGGACCGTGGCACCCAGCAAGGAGTGCAAAAAATGTATGAAACGTTAATAGACAACGAAGACCACAACACCATATCAGCGCTAAGTCCCGAAGCAGGGGGGATTCCCAAGTATGACAAGCAGCGTGAAATGTACAAAGCAATTTCTGAGGGGTTTAGCAACTGGTTAACCCCGGAACAAGAAGCGTTGTATGGGGTTACTAGAGTACATTCGCCGGAAGAAAAAACGTTGGATGAGATGATCCTTGATCTAGTCCGTAGCAAATAGGGTAAACAAACATGGCAATTGAAAAGAGTTTGTATGCGGCACCAACAGGGCTCGCTGGTCTTGGTGGGCTAGGTATGGATGTTGGGCTTGATATAGTCCTTGATGCACCCACCACTATAGCACTTGATGACGGCTCTATTGAAATTACTTTCGGGGACACTGCGGACGATACCATTGAGTCTGCTCCGTTTGATGCCAATCTCGCGGACTACTTAGATGAAGGTACGTTAACCGAGCTAGCCACTGACATCATGGGCGAAGTTGAGTCTGACATTCAAGGACGCAAGGACTGGGCGGACACATTCGTTAAAGGGTTAGAAAGTATTGGGTTCAAGTACGAGATGAGAACTGACCCGTGGGAAGACGCCTGCGGTGTTTATTCCACTATTCTTGCCGAGGCAGCTATCCGGTTCCAAGCCGAGTCTATGAGCGAGACTTTCCCTGCGATGGGGCCAGTACGAGCCAAGATTATAGGCGAAGAAACTAAAGACAAAACAGAAGCCGCAGAGCGCGTAAAAGCCGACATGAACTATGAGTTAACCGAGGTGATGACTGAGTATCGCCCGGAGCATGAGCGGATGTTGTACTCCTTGGGGTTAGCTGGTTCAGCATTTAAAAAAGTATATTTCGATCCATCCCGTGGACGCCAAGTGGCGATGTACCTCCCGGCGGAAGATGTAATTGTACCGTACGGCGCGTCACATCTAGAGTCTGCTGAACGTGTTACACACGTCATGCGCAAAACTGTAAACGAGATGGCTAAGTTGCAGGCAGCGGGTTTTTACCGTGACGTAGAACTTGGCGACCCCGTCTCCTACCACACCGACATTGAAGAGAAGAAAGCTAAAGAGGGTGGGTTTACTGTTACCCATGACCACCGTTACGCCGTGTATGAAATTCACGCAGACCTCGTAATTGAAGGAGCGGAAGTAGATGAGGGAGAAGGGGATCAGCTTCCCGTGCCGTACGTAGTCACTATTGAAAAGGGCACTGACACCGTGCTGTCCATACGCCGTAACTGGAACCCTGATGACCCGTTGAAACTCAAAAGACAACACTTTGTACACTATGTGTACGTACCGGGATTTGGTTTCTATGGTCTTGGTCTTATACATATCATTGGAGGTTACGCTAAAGCGGGCACCTCACTAATTCGCCAGTTGGTAGACGCTGGCACACTGAGTAACTTACCCGGGGGGCTCAGGACACGCGGACTGCGAGTTAAAGGCGACGATACCCCCATCGCTCCGGGTGAGTTTAGAGATTTGGATGTCCCTAGCGGTTCCATACGCGACAACATCCTGCCACTACCATATAAAGAACCTAGCCAGACCCTGCTGGCGCTGCTGAATCAGATTACTGAAGAGGGACGGCGTCTCGGCGCTATCTCAGATATGAACATCAGTGATATGAGTGCTAATGCGCCAGTGGGGACTACACTTGCCCTTTTGGAACGCACGTTAAAGCCGATGGCAGCGGTACAAGCTCGCGTTCATTACGCGATGAAGCAGGAGTTTAAATTACTTAAGACTCTCATTGCTGAATACGCCCCACAGGAATATGGGTATGTCCCTGACCGTGGTGAGCCACGCGCACGTCAAGCCGACTATGCGATGGTGGAAGTTATTCCCGTCAGCGATCCTAACAGCAGCACGATGGCGCAGCGTGTAGTGCAGTACCAAGCGGTGTTGCAGATGGCACAGGGTGCTCCACAGATATACGACCTACCACAGTTACATCGTCAGATGATCGAGGTGTTAGGCGTTAAGAATGCAGACAAGCTGGTTCCTAACTCAGATGATTCTAAACCAGCCGATCCAGTAAGTGAGAACATGGCGGCTCTCGTGGGTAAACCCATGAAGGCGTTTATGTACCAAGACCATGACGCACACATAGCTACGCACCAAGCGTTTATGCAAGACCCGATGATTATGGCAACTATTGGACAAAATCCAATGGCGCAACAAGTTATGGGAGCGTTACAAGCGCATATGGCAGAACACTTGGCATTTGCGTATCGCAAACAAATGGAAGATAAACTGGGCGTTCCATTACCCGCACCAAGCGAAGAAATGCCGGAAGAGATGGAGTTGCAACTCTCTAGACTTCTAGCAGACGCTGGACGTCAGGTCACCCAAGCTCACCAGCAACAAGCTGCACAGCAGCAAGGTGAACAACAGGCTCAAGACCCAGCGTTCCAGTTGCAGAAACAAGAAGTAGATATTAAAGCGCAAGACGTACAGCGCAAAGTAGCTAAAGATCAGGCTGATATTGCTCTCGCCAAGCAGAAGTTAGAGCTAGAAGGTCAGAAGGTACACATCAACGCTACCATAGAAGGTGTGCGGCTTGATGACCAAGGAAAGCAGGGCAAGCGCAAGACTGACATAGACGCGGCTAAAGTAATGATGTCTATGCAGCAGAAGCAGCAAGCTCCGCCACCCAAAAAACCCCCATTCGGGCGCTAAATTATGGCTAAAACCGTTTTTGACGTATTAGAAGAAAAACTCGTTGACCAGCAACGAAGCATCGAAGAATTTCTACACTCTGGAGGTCCCAAAGACTTTGCAGAATATAGAGAAGCGTGTGGCGCTATCCGAGGTCTAGCGACCGCCCGACGTGAGTTAAATGACCTTGTGCGGCACCAAAGGGAACAAAATGATGACTGAGTTAGAACTACAACGCAAAGCAAAAATAGAAAAGGAGGATATGGAACGAGAGGCTAATATCCCCCACCCAGTAGGTTACAAGATATTGATTGCGCTTGTCCCTGTAGAGGAGACTTTTGAGGAAGGAACAATCCTTAAGGCGACCAAAACAGTACGGGACGAGTACATTCTGTCTACTGCTGGCATGGTACTAGAGCTTGGGCCTCAAGCGTATGCAGATAAAGAGCGATACCCAACTGGTCCTTGGTGCAAACCGGGTGACTATGTGATGTTTAGAACTAATACCGGAACGCGTTTTAAGATTGGGAACCAAGAGTATCGACTGATGAACGATGATTCAATCGAGGCAACTGTTCCTAACCATAAAGCCATAGCCCGTGCCTAGAGGAATAAAACATGGTAATGCAAACTGTAGAATATGAGTTCCCCGACCCCGATAAGGACGTGGTAAGTAAAAAAGGAGACCGCGAATTTGAAATCGAAGGTGCGGTGGGTCGAATGGACCCCCTTAGTGACAAGGTAATAGAGACTACCAAGAACGAGGATATAGAGGTTGAGACGGAGGTTGATGAACCTGAAGTAGCGACCCCGAAAGTAGACCGAGATCGTATGCCCAATGGTCCGCCAGAGGAGCTAACCGATGCAGAGTTGGGTACGTATGCCAACAAAGTTAAGAAACGTCTCCAGCATTTTAGTCGTGGTTACCACGACGAGCGTAGGGCTAAAGAAGAAGCAGTACGTGAACGCGAAGAGCTAAGAAACTACGCGAAACTTATGGCTGACGAGAATGCGCAGCTCAAAGGATCGGTAAACAAAAGTCATACTGCACTGGTAGAACATGACAAAAAAGCAGTGGAAACTGAGGTTGCCGAAGCTCGCCGTATGTACAAAGAAGCCTATGAAGCAGGTGATTCTGATGCGCTTGTGACTGCACAAGAATCCCTAACTACCGCTAGGTTGCGTATGGAGAGGGTACAAAACATAAAGGTACCCCCTTTACAAGAGCAAGAAACTCCGGTACAAGCTCCTCCAAGACAGGCCGCAGCACCAAGTGATCCAAAGGCAGCAGCTTGGGCCAAAAAGAACACATGGTTTGGCGATGACAATAACCCTGAGATGACGGCATATGCGTTAGGGTTAGATACTAAATTAAAGCGCGAGGGTATAGACCCCGGCTCTGATGTTTACTACGAGAGGTTAGATTCTCGTTTACGACAGATTTTCCCCGAGCAGTTTTCGGACGAAGACGTTCCAAGTGAGTCTCCTCAGAGGAGGAAGTCAAGCAGTGTGGTGGCACCCGCTACGCGGAGCACGGCCCCTAAAAGGGTCACCCTTTCGCCATCACAACAAGCAAGAGCCCGAGGACTTGGAGTTACTATGGAACAATACGCCGCACAGGTTGCAGAACTAGAGAGGAAACAAAATGGCTGATAATAGACTTAGCAGAGATTTAACCACCCGTGACGCAGTAGCCCGTAAGAAGTCGTGGTTTAAGCCGGAAACACTTCCGTCGCCAACCCCACAGGACGGTTACGCGTTTCGATGGATACGCATATCTATGCGGGGTCAAGCTGATCCCACCAATGTTTCCTCCAAACTACGTGAAGGCTGGGAGCCCGTAAAAGCTGTAGATCACCCCGAAATTTTCTTGTCGCACTCTGAAAATGAGCGCTTCAAAGACAATGTTGTTCTAGGCGGACTACTGCTTTGCAAAGCCCCAGTTGAATTGGTCGATGAGCGTAATGCCTATTATAAAAATCAGGCGGACGCGCAGATTCGATCTGTGGACAACAATCTCATGCGCGAAAATGACCCACGTATGCCGCTTTTTAGTGAGCGGTCATCCAAAGTTACTTTCGGCAAAGGAACTTAAACATTTAGGAGTCTCATATGGCTTTTCCAACAGTATCAGCCCCTTACGGGCTAAAACCTGTTAACCTAATCGGTGGACAGGTGTTTGCGGGTGCCACCCGACAAATGCGCATAGCCTCTGGCTATAACACGGGCATTTTCTTTGGTGACGTTGTTTCTCGCACCACAGATGGTACCATTATTAAAGATGTAGGTACTACCGCAGTTGCTGCAACTGGCGTTGTGGGTGTGTTCCTTGGCTGCTCGTTTATAAATACCGTTACCAATCAACTTACCTTTAGCCAGTCTTTCCCAGCTAACACTACTGTAACTTCTGGTTTCATCTCTGCTTTTGTAGCCGATGACCCAGATCAGTTGTTCCAAGTAGCTGTTGTATCTGGCACTACTGTTATTGCAGGTCTCCAGTATACGGATATCGGCTTGAACAGTGCTTTGGTACAAAACGCGGGTGTTACTGCTACCGGTAACTCACGGGTGGCTATCTTACAGGCGGCAACTACAACTTCTACTCTGCCAATGCGCATTGTGGATGTGGTACCAGACACTTCCTACGTATCTAGCGGCACTACTTTCTTCGCAGAAGCAATTGTGAAGTTCAATGCGCCCGTTATAGTTAGTAGCGTAGTGACCGGGGGCCATTCCTATAACAATTCAGTTGGCTTATAAGGAGCAATAACACATGGCAATTTCAAGAGCACAACTACTTAAAGAACTCCTTCCCGGCCTTAACGCTTTGTTTGGCTTGGAATATAAGAAATATGGTGAAGAACATAAAGAGATTTTCGAATCCGAAACCTCTGACCGTTCTTTTGAAGTAGAAACCAAGTTGTCAGGCTTTAGCGCTGCCCCCGTCAAAAACGAAGGCGCTGCTATGGCATACGACAACGCACAAGAAGCTTTTACGGCTCGTTACACACACGAGACTATCGCTATGGGCTTCTCATTGACCGAAGAGGCCATTGAGGACAACTTGTACGATTCACTGTCTGGTCGTTACACTAAAGCACTAGCTCGCGCTATGGCATACACAAAACAGGTTAAAGCAGCTGCAATTTTGAACAATGCTTTCTCTGGTGGCCCCACCTACGGTGACGGCGTTGTGTTGTGCTCTACTGCGCATCCTTTGGTGTCTGGTGGAACTAACAGCAACACCCCGTCAACTCCTGCGGATTTGAATGAGACTTCTTTGGAAGCCGCTGTAATTCAGATCGCTGCTTGGACTGACGAACGTGGTCTTTTGATCGCTTCTAAACCTAACAAACTTATCATTCCACCTGCATTGCAGTTCACTGCAACCCGCATCTTGGAAACTGAGCTTCGTGTTAGCACAGCGGACAATGACATCAACGCGTTGAAAAACAATGGTTCAATCCCCGGTGGTTACGCAATTAACCATTACCTGACTGACACCAATGCTTGGTTCCTGACCACCGACGTTCCTAATGGTCTGAAACACTTCACACGTACCCCAATCTCAACTTCTATGGATGCCGATTTCGATACTGGAAACAGCAGATATAAGAGCCGAGAAAGGTACTCGTTTGGTGTGTCTGATCCTTTGGGTATCTTCGGCTCACCCGGCGCAAGCTAAGCTGCTTAGCTACATGCAGTATTTGAGAGGGGCTTCGGCCCCTTTCTTTTTGTTGAGTGTGTAGACACACAATAAGCAACATGATATAAAA